AATGACTAAAATAAAAACATTTACTAATTTTGGTAGAGCTAGCCATGTTTGGAATAGATTTAATATTAATTCAATTAGCATAGGTAGAGAAGATTGGTGTTGGTATAGATTTAATTTTTGTGGAGAAATGTATGAATTGATACAAGAAACCAAAGATGAAAAGTTAAGACAATTCTTTATAGATGCTTTAAAACTATATTTTAATGCTTGCAAAGATGAGGTAGATAAGTTATGATTATAAAACATAGTAACATATTATATATGCCTAATATAAGTCCATTAGGTGGAATAGAAACTTATGTGTATGAAATGGTAAAAAAGTATAAAGATTTAGATATTGCAGTTGTAAGTAAAAATTGTGATAGAATACAAGCTAAAAGAATTAGAAAGTATTGTCCTTTATATATACATACTAATCAAAAGATAGAGTGTGATGTAGCAATAATTAATTATGATACTTCTATTATTAAGTATATAGATGAAAAAGCTAAAATATATGAAACAATACATGGAGATTACAGTAATTCTATTTATGGGAATAAAAAGCCACCTACTGATGATAGAATAACAGGATATATAGCTATTACTGAATATTTACAAGGCAAGATAAAAGAAATGTTAAAAGTAGATAATGTAATAATGAGTTATAATCCTTTAACAGTAGAAGAATACAAGCCATTTATAACATTTGTAACAGCAAGTAGATTACACAAAAATAAAGGTGTAAATAGAATGAAAGAGTTTATAAGAGCATTAGACAGGCATAAGATAGATTATATATGGTATGTAATAACTAATGATGTAGATGTAATAAAGCATCCTAATATAATTTTTATTAGAAATAGGCTAGATGTAGATAAATGGTTGAGGTTAGCTGATTATGTAGTATTATTAAGTGATAGTGAGGCGTGTTCATATACGCTTAATGAGGCACTTTATAGAAACATACCTATAATTAGTACTCCACTACCTTATTTAGCTGAAATTGGCTTAAAAAGTGGTAAAAATGGGTATATAATAGAATTTGATTGTAGTAATGTAGATGAAATAGCTAATAAAGTACAAAATATACCAAAATTTACATTTAAAAGATTAGAAGATGATTATAGGAATATATTTGCTGAAAGTATATCAAAGTATGAGGAGGAATTAGATATGAAATATAAAGTAGAAGCAATATTAAATTTTTATGATATGGAAGATCAAGAAGATAAATACAAAGAACTTCCTGAATTAAACAAAGATGGTAGCAAGACTAGAAATAGTCAACACATTTGGATAGTAGATAAAGAAAGATGCGATTATCTATTAGAACACAATGCTATTAGAGTATTAGAAGAAATTAAACCTATTGATAAAACAAAAGCTAAAAAAGTAGAAGAAGCACCAAAAGAAGATGAAATTAATATAGAAACATTTACAAAAGACCCACTAGCAAAGGAAGTTAAGATAAAAAAGATTACCAAAGAAAAAGCAAAGAAATCAAAAAAGAAGGGAGAATAGCTATGTTAAAAATAGAATATGTAGATATAGACAGTATTAAAAGATATAAGAATAATGCAAAGCTACATCCTAGAGAACAAATAGAACAAATAAAGAAATCTATTCAAGAATTTGGTAATAATGACCCTATTGCTGTATGGCATGATGAAATAGTAGAAGGACATGGTAGATATGATGCTTTAAAAGAACTAGGAGAAAAAGAAATACCTATTATTAGATTAGATGACTTAACTGATGAACAAAGAAAAGCATATACATTAGTTCATAATAAATTAACTATGAATAGTGATTTTGATATGGAAACATTAAATCTAGAATTAGAAAGTATAGTTGATATAGATATGACCGACTTTGGTTTTGAATTATTTGATGAGATTGATGATGATATAGAGAGAAAAGATTTGAGTGAAAAAGATTTTGAAAAATATGAAATAATAATAAAATGTGAAAATGAAATTGATTTACAAGAAAAATATGAAAAATTAGTAAAGGAAGGATATGAATGTCAAGTTTCAATGTTATAAAAGAAAATAAAGTGGAAAAAACTTTTAGAGTAGCAAAAGTTATGAATGATTTTGATGTAAAACTAGAACATTCTAACGAACATTTTGAAGGTAATATAGAACTACCTGAAAATTGGAATATTGGATTGATATGTGGTGGAAGTGGAACAGGTAAAACAACTATCGCTAATGAATTATTTTATAAAAATATAATTAAAAGTTTTGACTATGATGATAACAGTGTATTAGACAATATGCCGAAAGATAAAACTACGGAAGAAATTGAAAAGATGTTTTATGCAGTAGGATTTGGAAGTGTACCAAGTTGGTTGAAACCATACAAAGTATTATCAAATGGAGAAAAGATGAGAGTAGATTTAGCAAGAGCATTATTAGAAAAAGAATTTATAGTATTTGATGAATTTACTTCCGTTGTAGATAGACAAGTAGCTAGAACTGCTTGTATAGCAATAAATAAAGCAGTAAAAGGAACAAATAAAAAGTTTATTGCTATTAGTTGTCACAAAGATATAATAGAATGGTTACAACCTGATTGGCTTTTTGATACTGATACAATGCAACAGGTTTTTCAATTAGCCCACGGCCAAAAAAAGAATACATCATTAGAAGCTGTGGGCGAAGTGAATGGAAAAAATTTAGAAAGTATCATTATTTAAACACTGAAATAATGTCTAGTTGTAAATGTTATGGATTATATGATGATGAAAACATAATAGGGTTCCTTGCAGTAATACATCAGCCACATCCTAAAAATAAAAAAATCAAAAGAGTTAGTAGATTAGTAATATTACCTGATTATCAAGGAATAGGATTAGGAACAAAGTTTTTGAACAAAATAGCAAAAATGTATGTTGAAAAAGGATATGATTTTAGTATTATAACAAGTGCAAAAAATCTTATTAATTCTTTAAGAAGAAGCGATAAATGGTGTATGTATGCTTATGCAAAAACAAAACCCGAAAGTCAAACAAGTTCGGTTGGACACAAGGTAAGAGATAATTGTTATACAGGAAGATTTATGTATAAAAAGGAGAAAAAATGAGAAAATCTAAAATAATTGAAAATCAAAAAGAACAAATAAATAAAATGATAGATGATATATGTGATCTAGAAAGAAAAGTAGAAGAATTAAAACATCAATTAGAACACAAAGAAGAAGAATTGTTAAATAGATATAAATATGCAATATTAGTTGATGATAATTTTAATAGTGTATTATGGAATGATGGTAAATATGAAAGGCAAGTTAGAGAACTGCATTTTAACCATTATCCTAATGAAATACCTACTATTGAAATACACAAATAGGAGATGATAGAATGTCTAATTTAGAAACTTTAAAGCCTATAACTACATTAAGTACTGAAGAAGCAAGAGAAAGAGGTAGAAAAGGTGGAATAGCTAGTGGTAAAGCTAAAAAAAGAAAAAAATTAATTAAAGAGAATATAGAGTTATTATTTGAGTTGCCTATTAAATCTAATAAAACAAAAGCACAGTTAAAAGAATTAGGAATAGATGATGATGAAATGAATAATCAAATGGCACTTGTAATAGCTATGTATCAAAAAGCATTAAAGGGAGATGTTCAAGCTTTTAATACATTAAGAGATACTATTGGTCAAAAGCCTGTTGAAGTACAAGAAGTAAGGGAAGTTCCTAAAATAGTAGATGATATAGAATAAAGGAGGTAATATGCTATGAATGTAAGTTTAAAAGACATAATAGCACCTTCTTTTTATGATGTTCACAAGTTTTTAAAAGAACATAAATATACACATTATTGGTTGGCTGGAGGTAGAGCTTCTACAAAATCTAGTTTTATTAGTATAGAAATACCATTAGGAATGATGAAAGATAAAAATGCTAATGCAGTAGTATTAAGAAAAGTAAGTAATACTATAAAAGATAGTGTATATAATCAAATATTATGGGCATTAGATAAGCTAGGAGTTAGTGAGTATTGGCAAGTAACTAAAAGTCCACTAGAACTAACTTATATACCATTTGGAAATAAGATATTATTTAGAGGTAGTGATGACCCACAAAAGCTAAAATCTACAAAGTTTAGTCAAGGATATTGTAAGTATATATGGTATGAAGAAGTAAGTGAATTTTTTGGAATGGAAGAAATCCGTAATATTAATCAAACATTAATGCGTGGTGGAAATGATTTTGTAGTGTTCTATTCATACAATCCACCTAAAAGTATAAATAATTGGGTAAATGCTGAAGCATTAGAAAGTAGGCCTGATAAGTTATTACATAAATCTACATATCTAACAGTACCAAAAGAATGGTTAGGAGAACCTTTTTTTATAGAAGCTGAACATTTAAAAGAAGTAAATGAGTTAGCATATAATAATGAATATTTAGGAGAGGCAACAGGTACAGGTGGAGCAGTATTTGAAAATCTAACTATTAGAGAAATAAGTGATGATGAAATAAGTAGATTTGACAAAATATATGATGGATTAGATTTTGGATATGCTACTGACCCTGCTTGTTATATTCAATGCTATTTTGACAAAACACGCAAAAAGTTATATATTTTTAGTGAAGTTTATGGTTATAGTTTATCTAATGAAAGATTATGGGAAAAGATATTAGAAAAGAAGATAAGTAGAGCAACCATAACTGCTGATAGTGCTGAACCTAAAAGTATTGATAAATTGAATAGTTTAGGTAAGATGTATGTAAGAGGAGCTAAAAAAGGTCCTGATAGTGTAGAATATGGAATAAGATGGTTGCAAGATTTAGAAGAAATCATAATAGATAATGTAAGATGCCCTAACACTGCAAGAGAATTTGGAACTTATGAATATGAAAGAGATAAGTACGGTATATTTAAAAGCAAATATCCTGATATGAATAATCATAGTATAGATGCTTGTAGATATGCTATTGAAGATGAAACAAAGTCAAATACACTAACATTTGGAAATGTAAGTATAATATAGGAGTGATAATATGGCAAATAGATGGGTAACTTGGAGAGGTAAACATATATTAGTTGATGATGACGGAAATATAGTAAATCAAGAAAAAAATGTAGGAGTTCATTATGGAGATTTAGGTAAAGCAAGAGATACATATTTTTGGAATATTAATTCTAGTAATAGAAGTACAGGACATTTTGGAACAGGAACTTATTTTATATCAGCTGATGAAGAAAAAAAATTGCAAGATAGTCCTTCTTTTACAAGAAAAGATAGACCTAGACAAGAAGTTGATTTTAATGACTATAAATTATATAGGCCTAAAATAGATAGTGAAGGTCAAAGATTACATAGTGGACTAAAAGCAATAAATTATAATGACTATGATAGTTTTGATTTTAGAGTTATGAAAGATGATTTAAAAAGGAATGGAATAAGTGAGAGTCAAATAAATAGTGCAATAGAAAATGTAGAAAAAGCAAGAAATGAATATATCAGTAAAGGATATATAAATGATTATGCAGGAAAATATGATAGTTATTCTACTATATTTATGAAAAGTTTAGATTTTGATGGTATAGATGTTAGAGGATTAGAAGGATTAGATAATACAGCTTACGGAAGTGTTATTTATGATATAAACAAAAAAAGGAAAAAATAATATGAAAAAAAGTTATATATTATATACTTGTAATAGTGAAAGAGCTATAAGAAGAATATTACCTTATTTAGTTGACAAATTAGATGATGAAAATGAGCAAATAATAATTATAGATGATTTAAGTGAAGATGAAACTATACCATTAGTAGTAGGATATGTTGGTTATAATTGGGAAAATGAAGAACACTATAAACTTTATATAAACACTAAAAAAGAAGGTAAAAGAAAATCTATTAAGAAAGCTAAAAAGATAGCCACAGGCGAAGAAATAGTTGTTTTAGATATGAGGAGGAGGTTTGTATGATACAGTTAAGTAATATTAAAAAGTTAGAAGAAAAGGATATACCAAAATTGGTAGATACTGTAAAAAAGGAATTAGTCAAGAAAGAAAAATTATATGAAAGATATAGAAGAAAGAAAAATGATAGTGATATAATTGGAGGTAGGAAAAATCTTAATATATCATTTGAAAAATATATTATAGATAATGCTAGTGGATATTTAGGTGGTAAAGAACCTACTTATGAGGTTCAAGTAACAACTGATGATAAGAAAAGAGGATTATTAAAGAAGATACTTCAAAAAGTAATTCCTAGTGAAGATTATGCTGACGAAATGAAAACTATTATTGACCATATAGTTGATTATAATGATGATGGAACTGAAAATTATACATTAGTTAAAGATTTACTTACTACTGCTAGTTGTTATGAAATATTATATGAGAATAAAGACAATGAAATAGTATATACTAGAAAAGACCCACTACAAACACAAGCAATATGGGATTATAGTGTACCTAGAAATCTAATAGGAATAGTAAATTTATATGAAGAACAAGATATAAATGGTAAATTAACAACAGTTGTAGCATTAACTGATAATGTAGGAACAAGAGTATATAAAGGTAGTGGAAGTAGATATGAAGAAGTAAAAGAAGAAGAACCTGAAAATCATAATTGGGGAGATGTACCTTATGATGTAGTAGAAATACCTGATGGAATAGGATTATTTGAACCTGTAATTGATTTGATAAATGCTTATGAAGAATTAGTACAAGGTTTAAAAGAAACATTTAAGTATAATAATAATGCAAAATTAAAAGTAACAGGATATAGACCACAAGATGAATTATTAATAAAAAATGATAAAGGAGAATTAGTAGAAAATCCTGTAAGAAAGAAATTTGATGAGCAATTATTGAAAGCTCCTGTATTCTATACTCCTGATGATGGAGATATAGATTGGATAATTAAGTCAATAGATGATGGAAGTACGCAAAATACATTAAAGACATATATAGATTTAATAATGATGATAACAGGAGTACCACAAACTACTGATTTAGGATTTACAAAAGCTGATAATGCAAGTGCTATTGATAGAAAGTTCTTTACATTAGAACAAGTAACTACGCAAGCTATGCAGTTATTAAAAATGGCATATAAAAGAAGATGGGAACTTATTTTTAATAGATATAATCTAAAAGGACAAAAATTTGATTTTAGAGATATAAAAATCACACTTAATAAAAACTTACCTGCTAATGAAAATGAAGTAATAGATATGTATATGAAATTAAGAGGTTTAATAAGTGATGAAACAATAATTGAAAGATTACCATTAGATTTAGATGCTAATAGTGAAAATATAAAAGTTCAAGAACAAGAACAAGATGATCTAGACAAAGAAGTTCAAAAAGCTAGTGCTATGAGCAAATTTAGTAATAAGCCAACAAATGATAATGATAAGTAAAGAATAATTTACTTTTTAATGATTTTATGTTATAATATTTAAAAAGGGAGGAAGAATAATGGAAAAACAAGTAATTAATGGAAAAGTAGTTAAAAGATGGTTTAGTAAAGGAAAGGCTAGAATACCTGTATTTGAAGATGGTACAATAGGACTTCCTGATGGTTCATTAAGAGAATTAAAAAAAGAAGGCTTTGGTAGAAATGAATATAATAAGTTAAAATTAGAAGAAAAATTTGAAAAAAATCATAGTGAAATGCGTAAATTAGCAAAAAAAATGAGCGAAGAAAGAGATATTAATAAGAAAGAAGAATTAGGAAAACAATTTGGCGAATTATCTACTGAACATACACATTTATATATAGAGCAAGATTTAAGAAAAGAAAAACCTGATGCTTTTGGATATACTGATTTAAAAGATGTAAGCGATTTAGAAGGAAAACATATTAAAGATAAAATAGACCCTAATGCTCCTACTGAAGCAACAAAAGATTGGCATTTAAGAAAAGCAGTTGGTGGAGATGAAGAAGCTTACCAAAGAGCCAAAAAAGTAATGGAAGATTACAAAGCAAAAAAAGGTAAAATAGACTCTAATGCATCTATTGAGGCAACAAATAGATATGATACTATGGAAAATTATGAAATATATGAAGAAGCTGAAAAATATTATAATGAAATTAGTGATTTTGATACAAAAAGAGAAATAGCGAAAAGATTAGATAGAATAGATAAAGCAAATAAAAAAGGCGAAGGATATGCAACAAAACCAATAAATGAACTAAAAGAGATATTAAAAAATAAAAATAGTATTAAAACAATTACACAAGAAGAATATGATAAAATGCCAAAAGATTATAAAGGAACATTAAAAGAATTAGTTGATACAGCAAAATTTAGAGGAGAAGACTCAAATACATTAAGAAAAGAATATGAAGCTAAAGGTTATGATGTTGATAAAGATAAAACAATATTAGAATATTCAAATGGTGGAACTATATTAAGACCTGTAAAAATTAAAGAAGAAAAAACAATATCTAAAGAAAAAGGAGAAGCTTTTTTAAGTGCATTTAAAACAGCTTTAAAAGAAGAACAAAATGGATATACACAAAAAGTTGATTGGAATGGTGGTACCCATCAATATTCAAAAGCTCAATTAGATAGAATGAAAGAAGCAGGAATAAAGCCAATGGAACATAGTTATACAGGTGGAGGTTGGCAAGGAACAAATTATGATAGTAGCCTTTCTACAAAAGATATAGCTAAAAAATTGAATGATTTTAGTAAGCAAAAATATCCTGATGTTAAAATATCAAGAAAAACTGATTATAATAGTATAGATATGAATATAATGTCTAGTGAAAAAGATTTATTTGTAAGTAATAGTGATATTGATAAAATGGAATATAGTGATTTTGATAGATTAGGAACAACATTAGGATTTGAAAGTTGGGCTGAAAAAAATACTGCTACTTACAAAGAAAATAAAACATATAATATAAATGATTTAAGAAGATATGCTAAAGAAGAAATGAATAATGTTAGAAACACAAATCATAGAGTAACAGGAGATGAATGGTATTTAAGTAAATATGGTAAAGAAGTAGTTAGTGATTTGAATAAACAAATGAACAGTTATGATTATGATGATAGTGATGGAATGGTAGATTATTTTGATAGCAATTTCTATGGTACAATAAATATAGGAAAATGGGATAAGCCTTATGAAGTAGTATCAAAAGAAGTAACTACAAAAGCAAAAATAGAAAGATTTAAAAATAGAAAGAAATAGTCGATTTTGACTATTCTTTTTTTTATGTTAAAATTAAATAGAGGTGTTAAGATGAATAATAACAAAATACTTCAAGAAAGATGGAAAGAAGTAGATAAGAAGCTTACTACTTTCTATAATAAAAATAAGCAATTAAATAAAGATATGATTAATAATATACAGCAAATATTAGAAGGTATAGATGTAACTTATGAAGATTTATTTAATTATGTAGATAAGAAATATCAAAGAATATTAAGAACAAAAGTAAATGAATTAAAAAAACAAGTAAATATAGATGGCTATGTAGGATATATATTAAATGAATATGTTACAAAGAGTAAATTAAGATATAGTGAATATTTAACTGCATTATTTATCATAGAATATTATAAAAGAGATTTAGAAAGAGAAAAGATAGAATACAAGCTATTTGAAGAAGTTTCTATTATAGTATATGAAGATAGTCAAAAAGAAACGGTAGAATTATTAGAAAAGAAAAGACCTAGATATCTAACTGTACCTGAAACATTTTTACTTCAATTAATAGGTATGAGTAAGTATAATAATGCTTTTTGGAGTGATTACAAGCAAGGTAGTATAAATTATAATGCTGAACAGTTATTTAAGTTAGTAGCAGTAAATATGCAAGCTGAAAGACCGTTAGATGTAAATGCTGATGATTTTAAAAAGTTATTTGAGAAACAAGATAGAAATTATCTAGCAAAAAAAAAGAATATAGAACCTAGTGAAAGATATCAAGATGAATATTATGGACCATTAGATGATGTAATGACTTTTATAGCTAATCAAATGGCATTAAAAGGAATGATAGATCAAGGTTGTAAGAAAGTACAGTTTATAGCTACTGTTGATGAAAAGACAACTGAAATGTGTGAAAGTTTAAATGGACAAATATTTAGTGTAAATGGAATAAACAAATATTATAGATATAGTGATATAGATAAGAAAGAAGTATTATACACTACAAAAGGATTAAAAGTAGGAGAAAATTTACCACCAATAGACAATCATATACATCATTGTAGGAGTACAATATATCCAATAAGAGATACTAATTAAAGTATCTTTTTTTTATTGATTTGACGCAGTTTCAAAACTATGGTACACTTTTAGGTAGATAGGAATAAAGCCTATTCAATTTCAAAAGTTTATAAAAAAATTCAATGGCTTGGGATAGAAATATAATGAGCTGGGGAAAGTGAGGAAATACAAATGAAACTAATGAAATTAAATATCCAATATTTTGCTGATGAAGGAGCAAATGAAGGAAATGTAGAAACACCTATTGAACAAACTGAAACACAAGCAGTAGAAACAAAAGCTACTTTCACTGATTTATTGAAAGACCCTGAATATCAAAGAGATTTTGATAAATTAGTAAGTAAATCTTTAGAAACTGCAAAAGGCAAATGGGAAGAAGAATATCAAGCAAAAGTTAGTGAAGCTGAAAAACTTGCTAAAATGAACGCTGAACAAAAACTTAAATATGAATTAGAAAAATCTAATAAAGAAAGAGATGAGTTCAAAGCACAATTAGAAGCAGGTAATTTATATAAAACTGCAACTGACATAGCTAATGACAAAGGACTTCCTATTGGCTATTTAGGACTTATTGATTTTTCAAAGGAAAATGCTGAAACAATAACTAAAAAAATAGATAGCCTTGTAGATTTAAGAAATAAAGATTTAGAAGGATATTTAAACAGTAAATTGCAACAGCCAACTCCACAAGAAAGAAGAGAAAGTCAACAAGTATTAGACCCTTTTATAGAAGGATTTAAAGCTGAATATTAAAAATAAGAAGGAGAGATAAAAATGTCAGTTATTAATTTAGTAACAAAATTTAGTCCATTAGTAGATGAAAAATTCTACAATGAGTCAAAAACATCACTAGTAACAAATAGAGATTATGATTTTATTGGTACACGTTCTATTAAAATCTATACAGTAGAAACAGCACCAATGAATGATTATGGAAGACCTGTAACACTAGATGAGAATGGAAATCCAATAGTAAGTAGAGAAGATACAGCAAGTAATGTAATGGTATCAAGATATGGAGCAATTAATGATTTATCTACATCAGTTCAAGAAGTAAGTATGGAGAAAGACCGTTCTTTCACATTTGCTATTGACAAGATGGATGAAGATGAAACATTAGGAGCTTTAAATGCAGGTAGTGCATTAGCTAGACAACTTCGTGAAGTAGTTATTCCTGAAGTAGATAAATATACTTATGGAAAAATGGTAGCAGGAGCAGGAAAAGTTGAAAATGAAACTATTACATCAAATAATGCTTATGCTTCAATTTTAGCAGGAAATGAATATATGGATGAAAAATATGTACCTGCTGACCGTACAGTAACTTGTACTCCAAAATTCTATAATTTATTAAAACAAGATAAACAAGCAGTATTAGAAACTGAAATTGGACAAAATATGAGAATTAGAGGAGTTATTGCTGAAATGGACGGAGTAGCAATTCAAAAAGTTCCAAGTAACTTCTTACCTGAAGGAACTAACTTTATTCTTTCACATAAAGTTGCTACTACACAAGCAATTAAATTAGCTGAATATAAAGTAAATACTGACCCACAAGGAATTAGTGGTTCATTAGTTGAAGGACGTATTTACTATACTGCATTTGTTAGAAATAACAAAAAAGATGCTTTATATGTATCAGCTGATGGATTAAGTTTATAAGATAAAAGGAGGCATCAGTAAGTGTTAGAAGAAATCAAGAAAGACTTGTTTGACAACTTCCGTGAGGGAGATGAAGAAATCTTACAAGAATATATAGATAGAGTAACTGCTGATGCTTTATCTATATCTAATAGAGAAGATAATGATGATAATAGAAAACTATTGAAAAGTGAAATAAAACAATGTGTCAAAGGTTTATATTTACAAAGAGGTGGAGAAGGAAGTACATCTTTATCAAGTGGAGGTACAAATAGTTCTTTTACAAAATGTTTAGAAGATTTAAGAGTAAATATAGTTAAAGCAGGAAAGAGAGTTCCTTTTCTATGAAATTAGTAAGATATTTAAAAGAAGCTAAAATATTAAAAGCAGTAAAAGAAAAGCAATCAAATGGTTCTTATGTAAAATCTTTTCAATTAGTAGATACTTATAATGTTCAAATAAACACATTAGAAGATGAGATAAGTGCAACAATCTATGGAGCTAATATAGATAAAATGTTAAGTATAATGGATAGTTTAGAAAGATTATATATGTTTTTTATTGCAAAGGTAGATAATATACAAGACAATATAAGTTTATATTATGTTCAAATAGATAATGTTAAGTACAAAATCAAGTCAGTTAAAGAAAGTGGCATAATAATTGAAAGAGATGGAACTATTGATAGTGAAAGTTCATTATGAAAAATATAAATGATTTAGTTAAAAGATTTGAAACATTTGAAAAAAGTGTTAATAGTAATTTAGTTGAAGCACAAAGAAAAACTGCTTATGATGTTGGGTTAGATGTTAGAAAACTTGCTCCAAAAGATACAGGAAGATATGCTGACAGTATAAAAGTTAGTAATACCGAAGTTGATGGTATGAAAATAGAAACTAAAATATATACTGATGCTGTGGTAGTATCTTCAAAGAAGAAAAGATATAATTTAGGTTATTTATTAGAAACAGGTACAAGTCCACACATAATAGAGCCTGTGTATGCGTCAATGTTGCATTTTCTAGTAGATGGAAAAGATGTATATGCAAAATTAGTACATCATCCTGGATTTGTTGCTATGCCACATTTTGAACCTGCATTAAATGCTAATAAATATAGATATAAACAAAATATCAAAGAAGCAATAAGGAGGAGTTTTAAGTGAATGAGTTAAGAAACTTCATACAACAAAAGTTGGAGGAAATACAAGATTTAGAAGTAACACCTGAAATACCTGACAATCTATTGGAGAAAAATATTACTTATTTTAGCTATACATTAGAAAAAAACTATTTTGGAGCTGATACAGGTAGAAACTACACTTATAATATAAATCTATTAGGTTATATTAAAAGACTTCAAAATGACACGGAAAACACGCTAGAAATAGTTGATATTATTTCAAATCAAATAGAAGAAAAATTAAAAGAGTTAAATATACATACAAGCTTTTATGATGTATCAGTAATAGATGGTATTAGAAAGATACAAGTAAGAGGAGATTGTATGTATAATGAAATAAATAATGGAATAGTATAAGGAGGAATTATAATGCAAGAAGATACAAGAAATTATCATGCGTATAGTCAAACAAAATTGGAATATGCAACATCAGCAACAGGAACTTATAGTAGAATTTATGGTTTAAGAGTAGTACCTGATATTGGAAGCGAACCTGATGATATTGAAACTACTACATTAGACAATCAAAAGTATAAAACTTCTATATTAGGTTTACAAGATGTTCAAAAATATACATTTGAATTTAATATGGAAGACCCTAGTGCTGAAGCAAACTACAAAATTGCTTGCGATATTGAAGATAGTGGAAATGTTTACTATTGGAAACTTACTTTATCAAATGGAGTAGTTATTTCATTTAGAAGTAAGGCTACAACAGCAATTCAAGGTGGAGAATATGGAGATTTAATAGGATTTAGTATGACACTAGCACCTATTGGAGAACCTGAAAAAACAATACCTACAAGTTTATAAAATTAATAAAGAGGGTGTGGTGTGATTAGAAGCACCATACCTTTTTTTAATAAGAGGAGGAAATACAAATGAAATATTATGAATTAGAATTAAATGGGAGAACAGTTAAATTTAGATTAACTTCAAATGATTGTATGACAATCGAAAAA